GAGAAAGACTGGCTCAATGCGTGGATGGATTACCTTGATCGGCTAGACCCCGAGACACAGGGCTTGTTTGCTAACAACGTTGCTTCACCGAAGTACAGCAAGCAATCGATGGTGATGACTAACAAGAAATTCACCGACTGGGCAATGGCAAACAACTACATGTTTGCAGCAGATAAAGTGTAGTTAGTCAGCCGACTAACAGAAAGGAGAACAACAATGTTTCTAGGAAATCTAACAGAAGAACAGCGGCTGTCAAAAGCCGTTGTCAAAATCATGGACAAAGCACCGTACCTATCTGCGGTGTTGATGATCGGTAGGCGTGAGATTACCGACGATCCAAAACATCGGACCGCATACACAAACGGTAAAGACGAGTTCTACAATCGTGCGTTTGTGGCTAGTCTAAACGATGCTGAATTGCGGTTTCTTGTGCTACATGAGGTGTATCACAAACTGTACAAGCATCTAACCACGTGGAGACATCTCTGGAAGAAAGACTCAGATCGTACCAACAGAGCAGCAGATCATGTGATTAACATCAAGATTGTAGATGAGTTCGGTCAAGATGGGTTTGCCACAATGACAGGCGTCTTGGAAGACGGGTGTTACGATAGACAATACGTGGGTATGAATACACAGGAAGTGTTCAACTTGTTACCCCCAGGCAAAGGCGGTGGTGACGGTGGTCGTGGCGGTGATGGTGGCGGCGGTGTTAGTCAACCGACTAACAAGCAAGGTCAACAACCATTCGATGATCACGATTGGGAAGCAGCCGAAGAAATGACTGAGGAAGATAAGCGTGAGTTGGAGCGTGACATCGACGAGGCAGTTCGCCAAGGCAGTACGATTGCAGGCAAACTTGGAAGCGGTGGTGATCGTGATCTTGACGAGTTGCTAAAAACAAAAGTCGATTGGCGTCAAGCGTTGCGTGAGTTTGTCCAGAACACATGCACAGGTAAAGACTTCAGTACTTTCAAAAGACTGAACCGTAGGTACATCAGTAAGCGTATTGCTATGCCTAGCGGTGTACAAGAAACGGTGACGTGTCTCGCAGAACACAACGACATGTCTGGATCTATTGGTGCACGTGAACAACAGATAATGATCAGTGAGTTGGCTGCAATCTGTGAACAAGTTAAGCCTGACGAGTTGCATGTAAGCTATTGGGACACACAGGTATGTGGCTATGAGAAGTACGTAGGTGCTGAGATAGCTGACGTTGCATCTAAAACAAAGCCTGTTGGCGGTGGTGGCACTGACGTAAGGTGTGTGCCCGAGTATCTCAAACAGCATAAGATCGAACCGCAAGCCTCAATCGTATTCACAGACGGACACTTGTATGGTGGTTGGGGCGAGTGGGGTCATCCTGTGTTGTGGGTGATCGTTGATAATCCTAACGCCACACCAGATCATGGCGCAGTCTTACATGTGGATTCGGAGGACATACAATGATTGATTGGCAAGATTGGATCATTGCGGCAATTACATTTATTGCCGTGATGCTCTGGATTATAGGAGTAGTATTACAATGGTGGTAGAAGTTGATAGATTACAACGGTTGCTTGCGGTAAACGATGGCGTCCGAGAGGCGAATAAATGGTACTGGACAGACGCTTACTTCAACACCGAAAAGCCAATGTGGAGTTGGACAGATGAAGATATCCGAGCCTACTACGACAAGAACTCTGACAAAATAAAACTTAGGGTATTTGCAGATCTGTTGGAGATGCGTCTTAGCGATCTGCAAAAAAGTTTAAGGAGGACAAGCAACAGATATAATTGGGACTGGGATAACATGCCGCCCAACCCTCTACATGAAAAACATAATGAGCGCATGGCTAAGGAAAGACAAAGAAAAAAAGAAATGCAAGAATTTTTATATCCATGGAAAAAGGAGAACAACTAATGGCACTAACATATTCAAGCTTCTCGTCATTCGACGAGGTCGAGGCGTGGTACAACAACATCAAACCGCTTGTATCTAAACTTCACACACGCGAGGACGACATCAGACCTATCGGTGACCGTGCACGTAAGTGGGAGCGTATCGTTAAAGTAAGCCGAAACTGTTACGCATTGAGCGATGGGTATCATGAGGGTGACGACAAGTTCACGACCTATGGGATACATGAGTACGACTACAAAACTAAGACTACAACCACCCATTGGGACAGGCTTGGTAAGATGGAGTACTATGCACCGATTGTCTGGCGTAAGCACAAGGATGGGACTGAGACGGTTCAGATACGAAACTGTATTGGTAGTAATTCTCATTATTCTATGGGTCGCTATGCGTTCTTACACAGACACACGCCACGTGGAATGACTTTTGTGATGGGTAACTCACTTCAATACGTTTCTCTGCGTGGACGAACAACAATGAATGCACATTATCTAGCTAAGTGCAAGACTGTGCCACGTGGGTACTACAAGCAATTTAAAGATAACAATTACTTTAAAGAGTGGATGCAGACTACAGATGATAACTCTGCGTTGGTGTTCACTAAAGGTGAGAGTAATTGGATACATGACCCAACAACTGGCAAGTCGTTACCACAAAAGCCGAAGGTAAACAAAGAACTAAAGGCGAAGTACAAAGAAGCTATCGACAAGTTCTTTGAGTGGGGCATGACAATGTCACCCATGCTACCTCTGAGTAGGGACTACAACGCAAGCAAGGCAAAAGAATTACGTGAGTACTTTGGGAGCGTGGAATATGTAAACGATAACTTCACACCGACACGTGCACGTGAGATATTGCACAATCCTAATCATCCGATGCGACTTAACTATTGGGTCGTGTTCACAAGTCAAACAGCAGAGCACGCCTATGTATCAGGTGGGTGGGAGAACACGTATTTAGTAAAGCATGTCGAGACAAAGGAACAACTACAGAAGGTAAAGAATAGATTTAATTCCTTCATCAATACAAATGCAGGATTTATGACAAAACCCAAAGGTTAGTCAACTGACTAACACTTGGTCGTAAGGCGTGAGTGCGTTGAAGTTTCGGACATTGTTTATTCTTCTTAACCGCGTCAGTGTAAGGCTCGTTACCTTGCGAGTGGCTGCACACTTAATTTAACATTGGAGAAAATTATGAGAGCAACAACAATAGCAGAAGTGCTTAAACTAGCAGATCAGTACAACACAAACGAGTATCACGAAGGCTTCAAACTAGCACAGGCGGTATGCAAAAAGATCGGTGCTACATATCAGTCTAAAAATACTGAAGGCTCAGAGTACTACATTTATCGTGAGGGAGAACCCTATGCCTTGGGGTACGTTGGGTATAAGAACTACGCCTACACTGGTGAAAAGAAAGTTATGTACACGGTGTTTTCGCGTAAGATACACAATGGTAAGTACGGACACAGTGATCGGATGTACTCTGCGGCTACTACTAACTTTGACAAAGCAGTGAAGAACGCTTGTAGGTATCTAGTGCCATACGCTGTTGAAGAGATAGTGAAAGAGACATTCAATGATGCCAGACGAAAATTTGCCACCATAAAAGAAACAAGACAAGAGGCGTCTACAAAAAGTCGTGATAAGATAGCGAGAGACTTTGTATCAAACGATGTGGATAATAAATCTCCGTTGGAGATAGAGTTGAGAAACTTATTACAGACAGGCTATGAGTTTGTAGATCGGGAGTTTAAACTCAACCTTGCTACTATGTTTGAAGAACTTGACGACTACAGAACTCGTAAGCGCGAGCGTCACCTGGCAGACGTAGTGTATGTTACACAGACACGTTCTGGTGATAATAAGTTCGGCGTTATTGATCAAGTGACAGTGGATAAATTTTACTGGGATGGTGCAAATGCTATAAGTGCAGGCTGTACATGGTATACTTCAGATGATCTTCCACAGCATCTAGCCGAAGGCGTAGCGAAACTTAATATTCTACCGCAAGGTCAGTTCTGCGATGGTGTAGGTTTCAGACCAGAAGAAGTGAGTAACATTTACTATGTCTACTCTGCAATCTGATCTGTTCCAAGAGAGGTTCGGGCGAAGCGGCACTGCACACCGTTCACGTGAGATACGTATAGTTAAAAATAAATACTTTTCATGGGTTGACGATAACTCTTACCGTGTTTACATACAACCTACCTCGAATAAAGTTGATGTGGTATGTATAGGTATATGTGAGAAGATACGTGGAGAATATGATTCGGTTAGTGATCTGCCACCGTGGATGCAAACTAAGCTTGCTGCGCTTATGGTCACTTCCCCCATTAAAGGAGTGGGCGAACGCAGAGACAGACACGTTTTCTATATAGAGGGGGGCGAGTGGAAGTAATTTTCACCGCCCTCAAATTATGCCAGTTACCAACGTTAGTCACGTGACTAACAACAAAGGAGCAAACAGTGACACCAGAAGCTAAAGTAAAAAAGAAAGTCGTTGCCATACTAAAACAGCATGAAGCGTATTTCTTTTATCCAGTAACAAGTGGGTACGGACGCAGCGGTGTGCCTGATATTATAGCATGCCATGATGGACGGTTCATCGGTATCGAGTGCAAGGCAGGTAAAAACAAACCTACACCCTTGCAACAGGTGAACCTTGATCAGATTGAAGGAGCAGGTGGCGTTGCGCTAGTAATAAACGAAGAAAATATTAACACAGTGGAGGAGTTGTTTAGATGATTAGAGAGACACGTAAACTTGTACTGCGAGAGCACATAACTCTTGTTTACGATGAGGACATACCGATGCATTTGGGTATCCAACTTGGAGACTACACAGAAAATTTTACTTTAGATGAGGCGGAAAGAATTAAGAGCTTTGTAACCACGGCTTGCACTAAAATTAAGACTGAAAAGGCAAGACCTATTACCAAGCAACTGGAGAAAAAATGATGTTTAAATTATTTTACACATTACTAATTATCGAATACGTTGTTGATAACCAAGACGTAGCAACAAGTGTCATATTCCCTAGTGAGCACGAATGTTATGAAGCTATGGGCGACGGAGTTTTAGATGATCTATATGACATACTTGCAGATACATACGGCAAAGAGATTATGATGTATTGCAAGAAGACGCCGTTTACGTCTGGCGTTCGAGAAATCATTAAGCCAAAGGTGAGACCAGATGGGGGATGAAGCACTAAGCCCTGCCCAGAAGTTTGAATATCGTTTTTTAAAACAACAGGTAAACACGTTGGAAGAAGAGCGATATAGGTACGATGCCAGACCAAATATACAACAAGACTTGTTTCGTGCGCGAGAAGAGTTAAAGTCGTTTGTCTCTAAACTTAGAACGAACGGAGTTAAAATATGAAGCGTTTCACAACTGTCGAGAAAGAATGGTTAGGATACAAACGCAAACTAGCAAACAATAATATGAAGGTGTCGTTAGCAAAAGCACCGTGGCAGCAAGGAGAGCAGCATGACAAACATGACGAAGAAGGAAGAGAAGGTATGGGATTATCTTCTGAAAAACAGAAAAGCAGAAAACGCAGAGGTAGCAAACGCGTGTGACGTTGACATAAACTTTGTAAAAAATCTTATATCACGGATTAGTTCAGAAAACTGGCGAGAAGAAGTGCCACTAAAGCAAGTCTGGGATCGTGCAAAGGTATTGGATACAGCTAGAGGTTATGTCACGAAAGATCGTGCAGCAGATCATGGCGACATGGAAGACAACTTTCAGCGCATCGCCGTATACTGGAACGCGCACCTTGGACTGGTCGACTTCATAAAGACTGAAGATGTTGCAGCAATGATGGCACTACTAAAGATTGCTCGCATACATTCTAACCCCACACACATAGACAACTGGGTAGACGCTTGTGGGTACATGGCTTGTGGTGGTGAAGTCGTGAGCAAGTAATGGACATCTACACCCTAGACTTTGAAACTTATTATTCTCAAGATTACTCGTTGTCGAAGATGACAACCGAGGAATACGTGCGCGATAGACAGTTCGAGATTATTGGTCTTGCTATAAAAAAGAACGACAAATCTACTAAGTATGTAAGTGACCCTGGTTTAATCAAACGTCTACTATCACACATAAACTTCTCTGACTGTGCTATACTCTGTCACAATACCATGTTTGATGGGGCAATACTTAGTTGGCATTACGGTATCAAGCCAAAGGCATGGTTTGACACGATGTATATGGCACGTGCTCTGCATGGAGTGGAGACAAGCGCATCACTCAAAGCAGTAGCCGAACGCTACGGTGTGGGTGTCAAAGGTAACGAGGTACACAACGCCAAGGGCAAGCGCCGTGCCGATTTTACTGTGGGGGAGGCTGAACGGTACGGTGAGTATGCCAAGAACGATGTGGATCTAACCTACAAACTCTTTAAACTTATGGGGGCTAAGTTTCCCAAACAAGAACTGAAACTGATAGACTTGACCTTGCGTATGTTTATTGAGCCTACGCTTGATCTGGATCTTGGACTGTTGGAACAACACCTTGAAGATACGAGAGATCGTAAGGACAAGTTGCTACGTGATGCAAATGTCACTGACAAAAAAGATCTGATGTCTAATCAGAAGTTTGCAGACATGTTAAAAGATCTTGATGTAGAGCCACCCATGAAGATCAGCACCACGACAGGCAAGCAGACCTACGCCTTTGCGAAGTCTGACGAAGCGTTCAAAGAACTACAAGAACACGATGATGATCGGGTGCAATCTCTGGTTGCTGCACGTTTGGGTAACAAAAGTACCTTGGAAGAAACACGCACAGAGAGGTTTATAGGTATATCTAAACGTGGGCTGCTCCCTGTACCTGTAAGATACTATGCCGCGCATACAGGTAGATGGGGTGGGGCTGACAAGATCAACTTGCAAAACCTACCAAGCCGAGGACCAAATGCGAAGAAGCTAAAGAAGGCAATCATCGCACCCGAAGGCTACACAATAGTCGAGGCTGACAGCGCACAGATTGAAGCGCGAGTGCTTGCATGGTTCGCAGGTCAAGATGAATTGACTAATGCGTTTGCCAACGGCGAGGATGTGTATGTAAAGATGGCTTCTCGTATTTACGGATGTGCCGAAGAAGATGTTACCAAAGACCAGAGGTTTGTTGGTAAGACCACGATCCTTGGTGCAGGGTATGGCATGGGGGCAGAAAAGTTTGCGGTACAGCTCAAGACGTTTGGGTTTGAAGTGTCACCTCATGAGTCACGCAGGATTATAAATATCTATCGGGATGCTAACTATAAAATAAGCAAAGTATGGCGTGATGCTAACTATATGGTGCAGCAACTAGCAAACGGCAGAGCCGTACAGTTTGGTCGTAAAGGTATTGTCACTGTGGATGCAGCCAACAACGCACTTGTCATGCCCAATGGTCTCAGTATTTTTTACGAACAGTTGCATGCAGAGCAAGCCGAAAAGGGTTTGGAGCATAGCTATAAAACTCGTAGGGGGCGTACTAGAATATACGGTGGCAAGGTCATAGAGAACGTGTGTCAAGCATTAGCTCGTTGCATTATAGGCGAACAAATGCTAAGAATAAGTAAGAAATACAAAGTGGTGTTAACAGTACACGACTCGATTGTATGCTGCGTTCCTGATGACGAGGTTCTTCTAGCACGGCAACATGTAGAGCATTGTATGAGAAATACACCCGATTGGGCAGCAGGACTACCTATAGATTGTGAAAGCGGCATAGGTAAATCATATGGAGACTGTGAGTGAACATAGCACCTTGGTCGTTTAGTAAAGCAAAGGCATTTGAAACATGCCCTAAACAGTTCTACCATGAGAAGGTTTTAAAACAGTATCCTGTTCAAGAAACAGATGCTATGCGGTACGGCACAGAGTTCCACAAGGCTTGTGAAGACTACATGGAATCAGAAGTGCCTCTCCCTAAGAAGTTCGATTTTATACAACAAACTTTAGATGCGCTTAACGAAAAACGAGGCGTAAAGCTATGTGAACAGAAGCTAGGCTTGACCGCTGACTTAGAACCATGTGGGTTTTTTGATAAACGTGTGTGGTTTCGCGGGATAGCTGACCTAGTAATCATAGACGTGTTGACAGGTGTTGCATGGGTTATTGATTACAAAACAGGCAGATCGTCAAAGTATGCTGACAAAGGGCAGCTTGAGTTGATGGCTTTAATTATATTTAAACACTACCCACAAATAACAAGAGTGAAGGCAGGGCTTCTTTTTGTTATAGCCAAAGGTTTAATAAAAGCTGAGTATGAAATTGACTCAGAACCAAATCTTTGGGAGAAATGGTTAGGAATATATGGTAAGATGCAAAAAGCATTTGAGTCGGATGTATGGAATCCACGCCCGTCTGGGTTGTGCAAACGTCATTGTCCAGTGCTTGAATGCGCTCACAATGGGAGAAACTAATGCCATACACTAAGACAAAGCGTCCTTACAAGAAAGAATACAAACAACAGAAAGCCAGAGGCGAGCATGAAGATCGCATGGAACGCCAACGTGCCAGACGTAAGATGGATAAGAAAGGTGTAGATAAAAATAAAAACGGCAAAGCCGATAAACGAGAAGGCAAGGACATTGCCCACAAGAAACCGTTAAGTAAAGGCGGAAAAAATAAAGACGGTGTAAAAGTACAAAGCCGCAAGAAAAATCGTGCAGCAGGTGGAGCTATGAGTAAGCCACCTAAGAAGAAGCGGTAGTGTTTCACTACCACGGAGAACAACATGAAGATAATTAGGGATAAGGCAATACTGCTGAAAGTCCGTAATCCTAAACAGATCACGACTGTAATCCCAAAGAGCAAGGAGTTGTCAATGAATGAAGTCGTTGTAAATTGGGGGCTTGACGAAGCCCACACCCTACGTGGGTTAAATATAAACGTGCCGTCACCTATCACTAAACGTTATTCCTGGCCAGGACAGTATAAGCCGTTCGACCACCAGAAGACTACAGCATCGTTTATGACGATGAACAAAAAGTCCTTTTGCTTCAACGAACAAGGCACAGGCAAGACCGCCTCTGCTATCTGGGCGGCTGACTATCTCATGACGCAAGGCAAAATAAACCGTGTGCTAGTGATATGCCCCTTGTCGATTATGGATAGTGCATGGCGTAATGATTTGTTTTCTTTTGCGATGCACAGGAGTGTAGATGTTGCTCATGGCAGCAAAGATAAGCGCAAGAAAATTATAAATAGTGGGGCTGATTTTGTAATTATAAACTACGATGGCGTAGAGGTTGTCAAAGACGAGATAGCAAACGGTGGGTTTGATTTGTTTATTGTGGACGAAGCTACGCATTACAAAAATGCACAAACAAAGAGGTGGAAAACATTAAACAAACTGATCGGCGATAACGACTG